GCAAACTTTATAGTTGGAGATATCATCACAATGGCTGGTGACACAACTGAGTATAAAGTTACTGCAATCGACACTGCTGGTTCATCAGACCATGATACACTTACTATCGAAGCATTAAACAAACCTACAAAAACACTTCAGGCTACAATTGCAGACGATGCTGCAGTATCAAGAAAATGGGAATTCTATGCAAACTTCGACAAAGCACCAGGCACATCTGCATCAGCAACTGCTGCTGGAGCTGCAAATGACGAAGTTCACGTAGTTGTTATCGATGAAGATGGTTCAATTTCAGGAACACCAGGCGAGATTTTAGAAACACACGGTTTCTGTTCATTAGCATCAGACGCCAAGAATGCACAAGGACAATCAAACTACTATAGAGATGTTATCGCAAGAGACTCTCAGTGGGTATGGTGGTCAGGTCATTCAACAGATATCTACTCATCAAGTGGAGAACATAGAACACTAGCGGGAGCAGTGACAACAATATTTACCCAAACTTCATTACCAGTTGCAAATTCACTTGCAAATGGTGCTGACGGTAGAAGTCCAACAGCAGGACAGAAGTTCGGTGCATATTCAGACCACTTCGGTGATGGAGAAACATCAGATGTTTCATTCTTAATCACTGGTTCAACAAGAACAGATAACGGTTCAGGTACAGACCAAGACATTTTGGCAGACCATAACACAATCGTTAACCAATTAATTTTAATCGCAGAAAGAAGAAAAGACTGTATGGTGATTGCATCACCAAGACGTGCATCAGTAGTTGGTGTCGCAGTTGAGTCAACTCAAGTATCCAACATACTTGCAGACTATAACTCAGTAACTTCTTCATCATATGCAGTTCTAGAGTCAGGTTGGGTATATCAATACGATAGATTCAACGACAAATATTGCTGGATTCCAGGCAACGGTCATACCGCTGGTATTATGGCAAGGTCAGACCTCTTACAAGACCCATGGTATTCACCTGCTGGTTTCTCAAGAGGACAATATCTAGGAATTACAAAACTTGCTCTTAACCCACAAAAAGGTTCAAGAGACGACTTGTATCGTGCAAGGGTTAACCCAATTTGCACATTCCCAGGCCAAGGAACAGTATTGTTTGGAGACAAAACAGGTCTTTCATCACCGTCTGCTTTTGACAGAATAAACGTCAGAAGATTATTCATAGTCCTAGAGAAAGCAATTGCAACTGCTGCTAAAGCTCAGTTGTTTGAATTCAACGATGCATTTACACGTGCTCAGTTCCGTGCTGCAGTTGAACCTTTCTTAAGAGACGTTAAAAACAGAAGAGGTTTAGTTGACTTCTCAGTAATTTGTGACGAAACAAATAACACTGATTCAGTGATTGACAGAAATGAATTTGTATGTTCAATCTTTGTCAAACCTGCTAGGTCAATTAACTTCATAACCTTGAACTTTGTCGCTGCTAGAAGTGGTGTAGAGTTTGAAGAAATCTACGGTGCAGTATAACAGGAGAATATAAATGGCAACAATAGACCAATTTAAAGCACAACTAATCGGTGGTGGCCCAAGAGCTAACCGATTCAGAGTCTTTATCCCAAGAGCGGGAGAGAAGATTGAGTTTTTGTGTACTGCTGCTCAGATACCTTCTGCAAACATTAATACATTGGCAGTTCCGTTTAGAGGTCAAGTTCTAAAACTCGCTGGAGATAGAACTTTCGAACCTTGGACTGTAACAATTATGAATGACGTAGAGTTTTCTTCAAGAACTGCTTTAGAGGCATGGCAAGAAGAGATTCAAGGTTACGGAACAAGTGATGGTGCTCTTAATACAGATTACCTATTATCACGTGCTTTCGTAGAACAATTACACAAAGACGACTCAGTCCTTGCGAGATATGAATTCATGAACATGTTCCCTCAGAATATCGCTGCTATTGAACTTTCAACAGAAGAAGCAACTGCAATCGAAACATTTCAGGTAACATTTGAATTCTCTCACTGGGAAAGAGTTCTTTAAAACAAGTGAGTTATACCCTTGATTTTGGGGTATAAATA